AGAATTAAACTCTTCCTTCTTTTGCTTTTTTTCTTCTGCTATTAAATTAAAAAAGTCCGATAAACCCGACATTCGTCATCACTCTTCTTCTTGAGCTCCATCTCCAAACAATGATAATGCTACTTCTGGACGAGCAGTATCAATTTTCTCTGCCGACTTTGCAAAAAGAAGTTCTTTAATCTTATCACTGATCTGTGAAGGTGATTCGTCCGTAGCGATCATATCCAAAAGGTCATCCATCGTTAATACCTAAGTGATTTTTTTTATTTATATCTCGCCACCCTTGGGCATTTCAACTGCTTTACCACTTGCTTCGGTTGCAGCTCCCTGAGCATCCAGATTTGGTTCCATTACTGGTTGTCCCAAATCCATTCCTCCAGGTTGTTGTCCCGGTTCTGCTGGCATACCAGTCATTGGATCAACCATAGCACTTGGATCTGGAATAACTCCATTCTTAATTTCTTTCTCGATTAATTTATTTTGTTCTAAAATTTCTTCATCAGTTTGGCGAAGAATTTTTCTTCTGAGATAATCTTGAGAGAAGTATTTACCGACATAAGGTTCTGCAACTTGAACCATATTCAGTCTTTCATTTAGCAGTTCTGCATCCTTAAGTTCTGCAAAGTGATTATCATAGAGGAAATCATACTGAATATGCTCATCCATTTTCTCCCAGTCTTCTGGAGTAATAATATTCTTAAGAATGAGTTGTGTCTTTAGCATATCATTGAACATATAAGAAAATCTCTTTCTTAGACGTGCAACGAACTTGCTAAACTTAACTTCATCACGAAGAATTTCTGATGAGCGACCAAGATTAAATCCACCTTCTCCATCCATTCTTGATGGTGGAACATTCAGAGAACGATATAGTTTTTTCTTAAAGTATTCAATATCAGTAATTTCTCCAAGGTTTTGTCCACCAGGAAGAGTAGAGATTTCAGTTCCTCTACCACCTTCACGGCGAGGAAGCCAGAAATCTTCAAGCATCGCCATAAACTTTTTATCATCGCGGATTTCTCCAGTGTTTGCGTCATAGACCATTTTGTTTCTATAACGCATCATCACATCACGCAGATATTGTTCTGCCTTTACTTTGGGTAGGTTACCAACATCAATATAGAAGATTCTTCTTTCTGGAGCACGAGATAGTCTGTAAATTACAAGACTATCTTCAATCATACGAAGTTGATTGAGTGATTTAATTGCTTTATGGAGATATGAAAGAGTTGATCCTTTATTTCTATCAACTAAACCCGATGTGCAATACGTAATCGAATCTCTTGCAAACTTGATTCCACCAGTACCACCAAGCGATGATGGATTGGTGGTGGGATAAGTCATCTTTGGATTGTAAGCAAAATATTCCTCGATCTCAGGGAATTCATAATTCATTGGATCATCAACATTAACATTTGCTAACCTATAGACTTTTTTATCTTTTTTGGTTTGCTTTTGTTGACGAACATAACGCATTTTCATTGCGTCGATGTATCTTAATTCTTGAATTCCATTTTGTGGATTTTTAAAATCAATGACTTTGTGATAATAAAGTCTTCCATCAACATACCAATTCCTATAGATTTCGTGAGACTTTCTATCAAAATCTAATAGTTCTAAGATATGTTTAAACTCTTCTCTAATTTTTTTCTTAATACCATCACTAGCATTAAGATTTGAGAGTTCAATTGAAACTGGGCTATCGTTTGTATCGCTTACAATTGCTTCATTAACAATATCTTCAATCGCACTATCGCACTCTGGATGAAGTGCCATTTCACGATATCTTTTGATAAGATCAAACTCAGTTCTGTATACACCTTCAATATCTACATATGAACCAAAAAATCCACTGCTTAGATAAAAATCACTCCCGTCCTCACTATTAGGAGCGACGGGAGATAAAACACCTGGAGATAATGGTTCGTTATCCTCTATAGAGAATCCAAACAACTTCGACATAATTTATTTTTAACTGTTAGTCTTGAGACTATTTATTATATCAGTTTTCGCCGGTATATGGAGTCCAGTATTGAACTTGGAACTCTACGGTGAATTCTTCAATTGTATCTGCAGTATCATATGAAAGATCAATTGCAGAAATGTTGGTTGGGAAAATACTATAAAACCTGTATTGCTTAGCAACTTCGAGACCTTGACCAACTGCAACATTTCCTCCAACATTGCTAGGAAGTCTCTTCAATTGCTTGACGAGAACATCTCTCATATAATCATTTGGATTGGTTGAACCACTGCCATCTGCATACTGTCCAACATACTGCATCCACGCTTCCATTGCAGTTCTGATCTTGAAATCTTCATCGTTGATAACGGTGATTGACCAAGTATCAAATGTTCTGTCACCTGCTACCTTGAAGATTCTTCCTCTAAAAGGAACATCGATTGATGCGATGTTTGATGCAGGTAAGTTTGCTGCTTTACATAATACAGAGAATTCATTAGCATCAAACTCTGCTCCACCTGGGAAGTCAGTTAGAACAACTTCAAATAGATTAGGACGAGCGCCACCACCCTTGAGTACTGTTTTAAAATCCTGAATACTGTGTGCCATTTTTAGATCCTCCTTGTTGTTTTGTAATTAAAATCAAACTGTGCCTGCTACTTCTTCAAAGCTAACACCAGTACGTGTAGCAACGAAGGTTAGAGTTACGTAGTTGATAGACTTGGCAGGCTTCAGGTAAATGTCTGCTCTGAATTCATTATTATCAATCACATCAGGAGTGTTGTTTGATGTATCACATACAACTAAGAATCCATACAGTCCTCTCTTTGCCTGAACATCGCGGAGGTATGGTTCAACAATGTTCTTGAAGTTTGCTCTTGTCAGTTCATCATTGAGTTCGAAGAGTTGTGCTTGAGCAGCTCTTTGAAGTGCTTGTTCAATTGTCAGGAACAAGCGACGAACGTTGATTCTATCGAATGCAGATGCATATGTAAGAGCAGTCTTATCACCAAAGAGAAGAGTTCCAACTCCAGGTTGAGTAACAATTGAGTTGATTCTCAGCGGATAGAGTTGATCTCTTTGTGCCTTGGATGGATTGTATGCAAGTTTGATTGCATTGTTCAGAATGCCTCTCTGCTGACCTGCAGGAGAGAACCAAGGATAAGCAACAATGTTTGTGCGGCACATTAGACCAGCAACATCAGCGTTGCAAGGAATGTAAACAAACTTGTTGTTGAATCTATCGTAAGTGTACTTATATCCACTATCAAATACTGCGTATGATGAAGAGGAAAGTGAACTGAAGTACTTGATTAGATTTGTAGTTTGAGTTGTGGTATTGGTGATACCGACCAAATCTGCTCTGTGAGGACCGACTGTTGCGATGCAATCTTGTCTTTGCTGAGCAAGAGAAATTAGGTATTGTGCTTTTGCCTGAGAATCTGACTGTGAAGTTAGACCAGGACCCATAATCAGGTAATCAACCTGAACTTCATCTTTGTTAGAGAATAAAGCGTATGAAGTACTCAGATCTCCAAGAGTTGCTTTCATTCCACCAGAAGCGGAATAATCAACACCACCACCTAAGGTATAGGTTTTATTTCCAATTGCACTGAATGTTATATCCTGTGCGTTTTGTCCCCACAGACCTTGTGCTGTTGTATTTGCGGTAAATGCAGTTGAGAATCCAGTTGCTCTTGGAGTTGTGCCCCAATAAGCGTCTGCAGCACTTGAAGGATTATTTCCTGCATAAACTTGAGTTGAGAAGTCTGCGAGGTAATTCTTATACCAGATTTTTTGTGGAGAATTTACTGCAGATACTGAATCAAGTGCTTTTGAAAGACCAAGATGCTTTTCAATAAGTGTTCCTTGATTTCCGGTGATAGTTCCGAGATCATCAACAACTACAACGTGCAATCCATCGTTCTTACCATTTCTATCCAAAGAATATCTGTTAGATGTTGGTTTTGGTGCAATAGACTTCCAGTAAATTGTTGTGTTGGTTAGTCCTAAAGTTTGGTTATCATACCAATCTGAAACAGAAGTAACAGTGGCAGATCCTGACTGAGCACCAGCACCAGCAATAAATTTAATTGCATCTTCAGCAGAGAAGGCTGACGTTGTTGATCCTTGAGCATAATCAATTTTTGCTTCTGTTCCAGCACTGGAAACTCTAGAAACAATCTTAACATCAACTGTGCTGTTTCCGTTTGTGGAATCGGTCGTAACTCCAGTGATGATACCCTTTAGATATCCAGTAAAGGTTGAAGTGCTTCCAGATCCAGCAATAACTACATTTGTTAATGCAACAGTAACGCCGTATCCAACAGTAGCACCTAAACCAGAAAGACTGGTTGTTGTGATTCCTAAAGTTTGATCTGCTAAATCATCAATAAAACAAACCTTCAGTCCATTTCCCCAAGAACCTGGATTCTTTGCAGCAAAAGTAAAATTATTACCCTCCGAATGATTATTGGTATAATCATCGTAATTATCAATTTTTAAACTAGATGTTGATGCGATCCCAACACCGGCGTTTGCATTATTCAGAGTTGATCCGCCAGTTCTAACGACCTTCAGTACGCCACCATAGGATAAGTATGAGGATGCGGTCATCCAGTACTCATATTGAGCGTCTGTTGAAATAGGCTTACCGAATACGTTGATTAAATCTTGTTCGGTTGCAATATCAATAGGGTAATCGACAGGTCCGATAGGGAAGGGTCCTGCAATCGCCCCAATATTATCTAATACATTATCAGCTCTTCCTACCGTTAGATCAACCTCCCTGACTAGTACCCCAGGAGATAATTGAGGAGTCGCCATTTTTTTCTCCGTAAAATCTCAGTTTATCTAAAAAATATTTATTAAAAACTTACTTTACACGGGGGAAACGTGACGTGAATATCTACCAATCAGGATATTCCCATTTATCAAGAATTGCCGTTTGTATCTTACTTAAGATAACTCGTTTTATAGTACACTCCTTACATTCATATGAATATGAAGATGCTACTGGACCTCTATCTTTACGAGTTTGATAAAACCCATCAATTAAGTTTTTCATCTCTCCGCACACTCTACACTTTCTATCTACGAGTAGTAAATGGCCTAAGCGTATTTGTGTGTCAAGTTCCATTAGGATAGATACTCCCACATATAAGCACGATCACCATATTCATCAGTAAACCAACGATCACCATCAGCATCTACAAAACTAGATTCATCGAGACCATCAGAAATAAATCCAAATGGAGACATATCTTGTTCGATTTGATTTTTCTGCTCCTCATATAATCTTTTTCTAACGTCTTGATCGGTAAGTTCTTTAAAGTAGTCCTGTGCAACTAACCAGGCATAAATTACAAGGCACATTGCAAGGTCATCATTGCAACCTTCTTCTGCTTCAAAAGAGTTATGTTTTTGAATAAAAGTTGTAAGTTCACTGATTATTTCATAATCATTTATTAGCAATTTACTTTCTTCGATCATCGTTTTGAGATTAAGACATCCAACTTTCTTGACGGTTTTGGACATCTTAACTCCCAGTTGAGTTTTCTTTCCCGAAAATCCTTGTCCAACAATCTGACCCGCTCTACCTCTCATAGAACACATTAACAAATTATTATATTCGAGATCATATTGAAGAATACTTGCTACTTGGTCTCCTACATCATTGACTTCGCATAGAATATAAGCACTATTGTATGCAGTTGCTGTTTCATGAATGATACTTGGAAACAACATTGGTTTAATTTCGTTATTTCGATACTTAGCAACGACTTTATGTGGAAATTCCGTAATGTCTACAACAGCAAATGCTGAGTAGTCATTTCCAACACCTCTAGCAACGTCTACAGTAATCAAGTAATCGTGATTTTCTACTGGGTCCTCATAAACATCTAAACCCGCGCTACGAGTCTTAGGGGCGTCGTAGACGAGGGTTCTGAGTTTACTTGGAGCAATTAAAGTATCTACAGATCCTAAAAATTCACATTCAAACTCAACTTTAAACTGCTGCTCAGAAGTATTTGCAATAGTCTGCGCTTTCCATGCTTCATCTCTTCCAGGAACTTCACTCCAGTGAACATCAATGAAGACATATTCATTCTTACCTTTTTCAGCATCGTGCCACATACGGTAGAAATGATTCATACCGTGCGGTGTAGAAACTATGATGACTTTTGTTTGTTTACCAGAAGTAATAGTAGGATAAACAGATGCAAAGAACGAGTCTGCAATATGGTTTGGAACGAAAGCGAATTCGTCGAGAAAGAGGATATTAAATGACATACCTCGGACAGCACTCGCAGATGTGGAAGCTGCCAATATCTTACTGCCATTTTCTAACTCCAAAGAACCTTTATTCCAAGCAATGATACCTTGCTGCATCCACTTAGGTAAGTTTTCGTATGCAGTTTGTAATCTATCAAGTAGTTCTCTTGCGGTTGCTGCTTTGTTTGCAAGAATACCAATATTGACATTATCATTAAATACCGCATAATGAAGCAAAAAAGATACCACAGTTGTAGACTTACCTGTCTGACGAGGCATCTTACAGATATTAAATCTGTGATTGTGGAAATTGTTAATTAACTTCTCTTGGAAATGATATGGTTTAAATGGTTGTAGACCGTGGTCCAGAGTAACGATCTTTACATAATTGTTTGCAAAATAAACGGGATCATCTTTACACTTAACAAATTCTAAAATCTGTTCCTGTGTAAATTCAATCGGAGTATTTGCCTTTTTAAGTAAAGGATTACCCAAATAAACATCAGACATAATATATTACTCTTTATTAACAATTCCATTTACGAAGTGATAAAGCTTTTCTTGTGGGTCTTCCCTTTTCGTCCTTCATAGGTCCTTTTACTCCACTCATACGAGCACAGAAAGATTTTCTTCTTTTTGCTGCTTTACTGTCTGGATCTAATTTTGATGGTTTTGTAGTGACAGCCATTGAAAGTTTTGATCCTGGGTTTTCTCTGCGATAAGAAGCAATACCTTTTTTGTTCAATCCTCCCGTGGGATTTTTGCCTTCTTTACGTTGCCACGCAGGACTTGCTTCTTCTAGTTCAACCGATTCCCCATATGGTTTTACGTATTTTTTTGATGGACCAGGACTTGCTGCAGAACCACCCTGATATCCAATTCTAACTAATGGTTGCCCTGGTTGAATTTCTGAAACTGAATGATGAACTACTCTTGCGCCTGGATAAACCTTTTCAATTTCACTTGCAATTTCATTTCTTGTTGGTAGTTTTGTTTGTGGGAAGAACATCTGTATACCGTGATACTTTCCTCTCCAAGAAAGAGTAATTGAAATGATGTTTCCAGTTTCTGCTTGAAGTCTTACTGCCTCCCCAATCTGGGACTTAAATCCTTTGATTGGTTCTGGTTTAATCAAATCTACAACTTCAGCAAAAGTATTACCATCAGCATCTTCAATGGTAACATTTTCTGCTTTTACGCAGCGATTATATTTCTTACCAAACAGAGTTTGTGTTCCTTTCTTTTTATATCCAGGCCAGCACTTCATTTCATCCATTTCGCCACTATTAACATAGTCTGCTGCAGTATCAATATAATCTGCTGCTTTAGTAATCTTTGACTGCACCCAGGCTTCTAGATCACCCTCTCCCTTCCCAACCTTCATCTGAAGTCTTTTTACTGCATCAACAATAGTTTTAAGTTCGGATCTAGCCATCGAATACTCTTCATCCTTTACCGAAACTCTATCCCAAGCCTTCTCACCATAAGAACATTCTGATCTTGATTCCCTCTTGTCGCAGAGTGGGCAGTATCTTTGCTCTTCTACTGCTTCTGATTTGTTACCCCAATTATCAGCACCGACTTTACGGCACTTAACCAGTGCTCCTGATGCATATGCACTTGGCCATACGCTGTAGCGTGACTTTACTTTGTGATAGCAAGCATCTTTAGTTCCACTACCTTTACCTTTTTTATCTTTTGCTTCTTGTACGTCCATTTCTT